AAGGCTCCACGTTGTGGGAGCCTGAAGACTGAAGACCGCGCTTTGCCCGGCCGTGTGGACGGCGTAAAGAAAAGTGAAGCTTCATCGCTCGGAGCGTTCACGAGTTGTTCACTTGGCGTTTACATGCTTAGTCTCACGCGAGCTTTCTTAGCCCAAAGGTTTAACGCCCCGCGTGCTCTACGCACGTTCTTGGCGCATCTGAAGTCTCCCCCTCTGATGTCGCGCCTATCATTCAGTCGTTGAGCGGGAGGTAGACATGGACGGGCCAGGGTCAAAGGGGCAGAGCGATGGCAGGGGCTACTCTGCTGCGCAAATCTTGAATTTCAATAATGAAGTCCAAAAACTTAAAGATGAGACTATCGATACAAAGGCCGATCTTGTCCTTCTTGCTGAGCAGTTGCGTTCTCCGCGCGCGAAAACATTTGTAAATCAAGGCATTGCCCGGCGACTGGAAGTTGTAGGGCGAAGTGCATCAAATATTTATGAAATCTATCCTCCAAATAAGAAAGAGTTGCTTACGAAGGATGAGGGTGTAGATGTTGCAATTCAATTTCATGCTTTTGTAATTAATTTGTACGGTATCTTTGATAATATTGCCTGGGCACTTATGTTAGAGGCTGGGGAATGTTTGGCGTCTATGAAGATAGGCTTATTCAAGAAAGAGTGTCAACCGTTTATCCCTGAGGTTTTTCGGTCCTATTTGGCGCAACCGCAAGTGCGAGAATGGTTTGATAAGTACGGGAAGTTGTACCGTGATTCAACGGCGCATCGAATTGCACCATATCTTCCGCCTAAAGTGTTTACGCCGGAAGAAAAGGCTAAATGGATTGATATCGACAGCCGCTCTATCGAGCAGTTGCGGGGTGCAGGAGAGGCTATGACCTTAGATCGTCAGCGTGGAAGGCAGATGTTGGAAAGCCATGAGGCGCTTGAAAAGGAAAAGAATGAGCTTGGTGCAAACAGCTTGTTTATAGCGTTGTCCTTAACTGGTGAAGATTCTGCCTCGCCAGTCTATCTGCATCCTCAAATTTTATGTGACTGGGGTCTGGCAAATGAAATTTCAAGACAGTTTATTGGTGCCATGAGGGCAATTACAGGCGGGCAGCACGACGCAGCTCAAGCTCGGCAACGTTGATTTAATAATTGAATAAGAGGCGATGAAAGATGGCTAACTTTATTGAAACGGATATGTTGCCTGTTGGTAAATATCTTGCTAATGCAAAAGCTATACGTGTCCCAGAATATCAGCGCAGTTATGCTTGGACGGATGATGAGGTTTCTCAGTTATGGCAGGATTTAATTGATTCGCTGACTAACCAGCGCCAGGAATATTTTATTGGCCCGATCGTTGTGAAGCGCACAGGGGCTGGTGAAGTAGAGCTTATTGACGGGCAGCAACGCTTGTCCACAATTTTAATAATTATTAGTGTCATTCGAGCATTGTTTCGAGCAAATGGTGATGCGCAACGTGCCGACTTGCTATCAAATAAGTTTTTTGGAGAAAGAGATATTTTGACATTGCAAACCAACGAAAAATTTATTATGAATGAAGAAAACGGCGCGGCTTTTCGGGACGTTGTTTCGCGCGAGGTTGGTTTACATGTAATTAAAAAGGAACAAGTGAAATATAATAAAAAGCACTCCAATCATCTATTGATTCAGGCTTACTTAACTGTTTTTGAGCTTTTGAATAAATATACGGATGGCCAATTCCGGCCTGAGCAAGTGTTGGCTGTTTTTACTTATTTGACTGACAGTATTAAGGTTTTAATTTTGAGTGTGGATGATGAAGCTGATGCATATACGATCTTCGAGACTCTCAATGATCGAGGGCGATCGCTTGATACGCTCGATTTGCTTAAGAATCACTTGTTTGCGAAAGCGAAACTTCACTTGCCTGAGGTGAAGCAAAAGTGGGCTGCTGTGAAAGAAAATCTACTGGAGGCCGACCCCAAGAATCGCTTTCTTCATCATCTGTGGACATCGATAAATGGTAGAACGTCTACGACCGGACTTTTCCGTGCTATTCGTGATGACCTCACTACAGCAAAACAGGCTGTGGATTTTTCGAATATGATTGCTGAGGGGTCCAGAGTTTATGCGGCTCTTCAGAATAGCTCAAGTTCGTATTGGGATGAGCACTCGGCTGAAACGCGGAAGAATATTGGGATTTTAAGACTCTTGGACGCCCAGCAAGCGCTTCCGATTCTGTTGGCGGCTGAAAGTCAGTTTGATAAAGAAGAGTTTCGCAAGCTGACTCGACTACTTGTTGTTATGGCTGTTCGGTATAACTTTATCGGAGAGGAGCGAACCGGTGTGGCAGCGAATTATTATTCTGAAATCCCAAGGCCAATACGGCAAGGAGTAACCAAGAAGGCGGCGCACGTCTTCAGGTCGCTTAAGCCAATTTATCCTGGGGATGATTCTTTTAAGGATGCGTTTAAAGCGAAGAGTATTTCTGATACAAAAAGGGCGCGGTACCTTTTGGCTGAAATGGAAAATACCATTTCTTCGGCCGAGAAGATTGTGAACTCTGATCCTGAGGAGGTTAATCTGGAGCATATTATGCCAAAGGCTATTAATCAGCACTGGCAGCCAGAGGATACGCGAGTTACGCAAGATGAGCACAGATATTTTGTAAATCGCATTGGAAATTTGGCTCTCGTGCCTAAAGAAAAAAATAAGAAGGTTGGATCTAAATCTTTTGCAGACAAGAAGAAAGAGCTGTTTAGTCGGTGCGAAGCTTTCGAGACAACTGCTAGTATTTGTCGTTTTGAAACCTGGGATCGTAGCGCGATCGAGCAACGACAAGCGGAGCTGGCCGAGCATGCCGTAAAAACGTGGCGTTACGAGGGCGAGTAGGCGGAAATTTTTGAAGGCCGTTGGGTGATCCAACTTTATTTTGAAAGTTGTCGGCGGCCCGTCGATAATAATCGGCGATAGATAAATGAAGTGAATCTATGCTCAAGAGGTTTTTTCCTTTGGACTGGTCCAGTCTTGAGTTGGTTTAAGCATGAAAATGCTGCGTGCTAAATGTCTCTGTGGTTTGGGGGGATTGGTGTGTGTGGTATTAGCCAATTTTTACTCTAATTGGCTCTACTCCACGCGGGTCCGCGTAGACGGCAGCCGCGCTGTCACTGGCATGTCCCAGCAATGTCTTCGTGTCCACGCCGCCCTGTTTTACATACTCGCGCTTGGCCAAACTGCGAATCTCGTGAAACGTCGGTGGGTTCTCTACTGCAATACCTGCTAGATCCCGCGCCTTCGAAAACGCGGCGCTCACCGCGTCCGGCGTCACCGGCGAGCCCGCCGGCGCGCTGCTCCAGGGCCGCACGTGGTGCACCAGGTACTTGCTGATCACATTCGTGCGCCGGCTCACCAGCTCGCCGACCGACACGCCTACTACGTCCAGACGCAGTGCCAGAGGAATGGCCACCGGCTTATTGGTCCGTCGTGTCTTGCCACGCCAGACGATGAGCGCATCGCCTTGCACGTGGCCACGCTCCATCGCACAGATTGTGCTGCGGTCCTGCCCGGTGACTAGGCCGAGCATCATGGCGTGCTGCAGCCACTCAGCGGCCTTGGGTGCCTCTGCGTAGATCGCCTGGAACATCTCCAGCGTCAAGCGCTGCCGCTTCACCTCGGCCTCGACCGGCGCCGTGATCTCCGCCGGGTTCATCTCGGCCCAGCCCAACTGCTGCGCGCGCCGGCACACCATGATGAGCCGGCTGCGCAAATACCGAGCCGCGTGCATCTTGCCCTCGGCCTTGACGCCCTCAATGAGATTCGCGCAGTCAGCAACCGTGAGCTGGCTGCAGGCCTTCGTGCCCAGCGCCTCCCTGATGCGCTTGTCGTAACCCCGGTAGGCCCCGGCGGTTTCCTTTGCGCGCGCCGGTGGCATCTTCTCCAGCACCTCGGCCATGGTGTGCGTGCCGCCGGTGAGACGTTCCACCAGGCCCGGTTTCGTGTCCGCCACATGCTGGTTCGCGGCCAACGCCTCGTTCCTGGCCACGGCCAGCGGCACGCGGCCGATGGATAGCGTGCGTCCGTCCGGGTGCCGCCAGACGTAGTACCCAGGGCGCGGCTCGTAGAGACCTCGCGGCCAGTCCAGCTTGCGGCGCGAGCGGCGCGCGCTCATGCGGCGCGCTGCAGCCGCTCGACCAACGACGGCCTGGCGGCGGCATGGCCGCGGGTGGCGTTCCGCTCGACGTAGTACGTCTTGCCGACGAGCTCGGGCACAGGGTAGATCTCACCGTGCCGGACCCATTTGCGCAGCACCCAGGCGCTCGGCGGCGGGTCGTAGCGCTCCGCAGCCCAGGCGGCGAGCGGAATCTTCTTCATGTCGTTCCCTCGTGTGATGCGGCGCCACCGGTTCGGCGCCGTGTGTGTCTGGAGATCGCTTTGATCTCGGTTTGTGGCCGGGCTACCCCTGCGAAGGGCGATAACTTGGCCTAGCGATTTCAGCCCGCTGCCCTTCGCTCCAACAGTGCGTCAGCGGCGTTCCACAGCCGTTCCCACGCCTCGCGCGTGACCTGTCTGCGCTGACGTGCCTGAAGTAGCAAAACGGCCGACACGAACAGCTCGCGGTGTTGGGCAGGCGCCGCGTCGGCCGCCATGGCTGTGGCGATTTCGTCGTCGGTCACGGATCGATCTCATCAGTCGGCACCGGCTCCGCCCGAGACCGAATGCCGCGGCTGCAGATCCGCGAAAGCATCACCGGGTCAGGCCGTGAGCCCATGAGCCAGCAGAAGGCGACGAGCAAGGCGAGGTAGGGCCAAAGCCACCAGGCCTTCGAGACAGTGAGTCGGACGGTTTGCGTTTTCATGTGGTATCCCTCCTGGGGTTGTTCGTGTCGCTACGGTCGATGTCTCGCGGTCGTCGTCGCCGTCGTTGCGGCCGGTCCGCGGGCACCTCGTGCAGACGTCTGCACGCGTCCGCCGACGGTGCGTGTGCTGCGACTGCAGTGGCAGGTGCTCCGTTGGCCGGCGCCTCCAAAGGCTCGGAGGACCCGGCGGGCCTGGCTGTGATGGCCAGGGAGGCGCGGCGTACTAGGGCAACGGCACTTAGCGCCTGGCGCGCAAGCGGGGCGGGCGCCGGCGCCGCAGGCTTCAGCTCGTGGACGGCTGCCGGTTCGGTGGCCTCGCGCGCGGTGCGAAAGAGGGCGCCGGCGGCGCTCATGAAAACCAGGCCGACCAGGCCAATCAGCGCGCTGCGCAGCGTCGCGAACAGCGCCGTGTTGTCCGTGCCCAGGAGAGTGCTCAGCGTTGGCCGGCGCGAGGCCTGCAGCTGCTGCAGCTCGCCGGCCAGCGGCGCGATCTCCGCCTCCGCCTCGTCGGCTTGGCGAAGGCTGCGCGCCGCGGCCGTGATGGCCTGCGCCTGGGCCTGGGTGGCCGCGAGCTCGCGGCGGCCGGCGGCCACGGCGCGGCGGTTGCTGATGGCAGTCTGCAGCTCCTCGATGCGTGCGGCCGCCGCGGCCTCCGACGTGTCCGCCGACTGCACCAGTGCGAGCTGCGTGACCGCCATGCTGCCGATCTCGAACAGGAAGAGGGCGGTGCCCAGCGACAGCAGCGTGCACCGCAGGCCTCGCAGCACATCGCGAGGCAGGGCGGACGCCAGCCCGAAGCCGGCGAGCTGGCCGACGGTCAGCAGCACGCCGGCGGCGACAAGCGCCTGGCGCGCGGCCGCGTCGCGCTCGGTCTGCAGCAGGCCCAGCACGAAGAACCATGTGGCGACGGTGCTGGCGGACAGGCCGATCAGCCCGGCCGCGCCGCCCAGCGCGCGGTACGTGCCCGGCGTCATATGAGAGCTTTTGGGGGCGTTCACGCCACCATCTCCTCGGCGGCCGGCTCGCTGGCCAGGGTGCGGCGGCGGGTCCAGGCCCCTGCGTTTTTGGTTGCAGTCAGCAGGCCGGCCTGGTGGGCCACCAGCAGCATGGCGGCCAGCGGCTGCTGCAGCGCCTGCGCCGCGGCCGCGCAGGCGGCTTCGGCGTCGCCCTTAGGGTCGAGCTGCAGCGCGCGCTCGATGGCGGCGCGCATGGCGGAGAACGACACGATGTCCTCAGCGCGGTTCATGCGGAGGCCTCGCCGGCGGCGGCCGTCTCAATGGGGAAGGGCCAGGGCTTGCCGTCTTCCGCCTCAGGCTTGGCTGCAGCCTTCTTGGGCTTGGCCTTGCTCTTGGTCGGCGTGGCTGTGGTCACGCCGTAGTGCGTGGCCGCGGCCTGCAGGGTCTTGGCGGGTTCGGGGCGTTGCACCTGGTGCGCAAGCACCACCAGCCCCCGTACCAGCGCGCAATCGCGCGCCAGGTGGGTGGCCTCGGCCAGCGTCATCGTGGGGATGCGGTCGGCCAGGTGCGCAGCGTTCTCCGATCTCCAAAGGCGAGCCAGCGCGGCCTTGTCCTGGTGGCCGACGCCTCGCAGCGCTGCGGCCGCGATCAAGCGCATGTCGAACTCGGTGAGCGGCGTGTCGGCCATGGCGTCGCGCACGTCACGCAGCAGTTGCAGGCGCTGCTCGTTGATCTTGTCGGCCTTCGCTTGCTTCTTGGCCTGCTCTTCAGCCTCTTCGCGCCGGCGGGCTTCGTACAGGTCCTGTTGCGAGGCCTTGGCCGCAACGTGCAGGCCGGCCTGCTGGGCGTCGGTGCGGCGCACGGCCTCGGTGACTTCGCCGGTGCGCGGGTCCTGGATCAGCAGCGTCTCGGGCTTGGGGCCCTTGATAGCCCGCAGCTCCTTCTTCACGTCCTTGAGCGCGATGTATGCGCCCTTGACCACGCCGTCTGCACCCACGGCGGCGCGCGCAGCGTTGCCCGTCACCACGGTGTGGCCGTCCTTCTGCAGGGTGGCGGCCTCGCGCTTGAGGAATGCGGTCTTCTTTTCGGCGAAGCAATCCGGGTCAGTGCAGACGTCTGCACCGGCGTTCTGCTTGCTCCAGTCGGGCTTGGCCTCAGCGGTGGCGATGTCCTCGAACTCGGGCGCGTTGCTGGCGCGGCGTGGGCAGTCGGTGCAGGTGCCGGCGTCGGGCAGCAGCGTGGGGTCGTCGGGGCTGAAGATGGCGGTCTTCAGGTTCAGCGTGAAGTGCTCGTTGAGCAGTTCCTTCACGCGCCGGAAGCTGTCCTTGCCGCCGTCGCCAAGCTGGATGTACTTGCCCTTGATGTAGCCCAGTGCCTTCTTCTGCAGGCCTTCGTGGCGCAGGCGAGCGACGAGCAGCGCGACCTCACTGCCGATCTCGCCACGCACGCAGGCCTCGCGGATCTCGGGCAGGGCCTGCAACAGCTTCAGGCGGCCATAGACATAGCTCTTGCTCTTGCCGATCTGCTCGGCGAGCTGGTCGGCCGTCACACCGTGGTCCCGCATTAGGACCTGGAAGCCTTCGGCCTCCTCAACGGCATGCACGTCCTTGCGGGACAGGTTCTCGCTAATCTGCGCCCGCTTCGTTTCTTCGGCACCCATCTCGCGCACCATGCACGGTACGGTGGCCAGGCCGGCCGCGGTGGCTGCGCGCAGCCGGCGGTGCCCGAATACCACTTCGTAGTGATCGACAGGACCGTTGGGATGCAGCACGTTGACCAGGTGCGGACGCACCAGCAGCGGCTGCAGCACGCGGCCGATGGACCGGATGTCCTGGGCGAGCTGCTCGATGTCGGTGAACGTCTTGCGCGGGTTGAACGGCGATTCACGCAGCTGGTCGAGCGGGATCTCGACGACGGTGATGGTGGTGGTGTCCATCACGCCTCCTTCGATTGCAGCGCCGTCCCGGCGCGGTAGGTGATGTCGTCGCGCGCCAGCACCCGCTGGCCCACCAGGTGGGCCAGTTTCGACTGCACCGTGCGCGCGCTGGTGGAGAACTTCACGGCGATGTCGCCGATGGTCAGTTCCTCATCCGGGTTCGCGGTGAAGAAGGCCGTGACCTGGCGAGCCAGCGGCACCTTTGCCGGCGTGGTGACGGCCGGACCCGTTGGCACGTTGACCATCCGCGTCAGCGCCGCGTCCGTCGCGAGCTCCGCCGCGGCCAGGAAGTCCGGGACGGACGTGCAGGCACCGCGCAGCGAGTGCAGCACGAGGCCCGCAACGTCGCGCTCGGGCGCGTTGGGCAGGTCCCAGAGCAGCGCGGGCGCGACGCGCGTGATGTCAAACACGATCCAGCCGCGGGCGGTGCGCAGGGCGCGCAGATACGCGGCACGCGCGGCCAGCGTGTCGACGCGGTGCAGGTGCACGGCGTTGCCGTCGGCAAACCAGATGGCCTGCGGATCGCCGGCGCGCACGCAGCAATGCAAGGGCAGCGTGCTCATGCCGACCTCCGCGCTGCGCGCACCAGGTGTGCGCGCACCGGATGCTGCTCCACCAGCTGCCGCTGCAGCGCATGCGCCAGCGCGACGCGAGCCTGGTCCACCAGGCGCAGGCCTACCTCGCGCTCGTCCAGCATGGGCCGCGTGTCCAGCCAGCGCTCGCCGTCGACGGGCTCGGGCCAGCCGCGTTGCTGGATGAGCAGCATCGCGCTGATGTCGGTGCGCTCCATCTCGGCCAGCGACTCCTGCGCGGCCGCGGTCAGGAACCGAGGGGAGAACAGCAGCGCGCCGCTGCCGGTGCGCTCGATGCGGGCGGCGGCGCTCACGACAGCACCGCCGCGAGCAGGTTGATCACCAGCGCGGCGTGGGCCACGACGGTGGTGCCGATGAAGAGCCAGGTGTCGCGCTGCAACTGCGTGACGGCCTGCAGCGTGGCTGCGATCAGCGGGTCGGGGTGTGCAGACGTCTGCACAGCAGGCAGCCCGGGACTAAAGGCGAGGGTGTTCGCATTGTTCACAGCGTCCTCCGTGATCAAGATGTGATCATTAACGGACGAATTGTGCATCCAAAAATGGATGATTCACAAGCGACTAAGTGAGAACCGTCTTTGCTATGCTGTATGGATATACAGTGTTACACATGAACGAATCGTGTCGGGTTGCCGGTAAGGCGCCAAGGACGTGCTGAATAAGAACGACGGCAGGGAAGTACCGTGCAGACGAACTTGAAGTGGGATGCGGTTGGCGGTGTGCTCAGACTGACGGTGCGCGGTGTGGTGACCGTGCGGGTCTGGCAGAACGCACGCGCGGACATGCTGTCTCGCGTCGTGCCTGGTGTGTTGGGGGTCGTCGTCGACTTGATGCAAACCGTGCTGGCAGTAACGCCACACGACATGACCCGCCTGCGTGCAGGCCTGGGAGGGGTCGCGGAAGTGCTGGGGCCGCGACCTACGGCATACGTCTGCAGCTCGCTATATGAGCCGCAGTTGCAGCATCACGCGCTGAACATGGCAATGGCCGGCCTGCGCAGCAAAGTGTTCGTCAATTCGCCTTCGGCAGCGCTGACTTGGGCTGCGAGTGGCGGCGGCCGGATCTTGCCGCGCCGCGCGGCGGGGGCTGGACGGGCTCGGCTTCGGCCGGCGGCGACTCTTTGAGCGCGACGTCAAGCGCATAGGCGCAAAGTGCGGCAGCACGCTGAAGGGCGGCAGGTGGCAGTGCGGCCAGCTTTCGGCCGATTTCCTCCAACACGCTTCGGTACTCCGGGCCCATTTCGGAGATTCCCGAGTCCGGGTGCAGCAGCTGCCATGCTTCGAGATCAAGGGCGTAACCCAAACGATCCAGCTGGTCGACGCCGGCAGACGAGGTGGCGTTGCGAATTCTCGAAATGGTGCCGGATGTGCCAGCCTCGGCCTTGACTAGGCGTGCGAAGCTGGTCTGTCCCGTCTCGATCAGCCGAGTCAGATTGCGCGCCAAGATGTCTCTCGCCCGCAGCTCGTCGTCTTTTTCGTCCATAAGTGGACCATACGCAAGCTGAAGTTCCCTCTCTGTACGTTCAAGACATCTGTATTCAGTGCTCATATGTCATCCATAAATGGATGTAACATGCCGGCATGGACATCCTTGCACGTGTCACCGCCCAGCTTCGTGCGCGCTTGGCGGCATTGGGTCGGAAGCATTGGCCGCTGCTTGCTGCAGAAATGAGGGTCAGTGGGCAACTGCCCTCAAAGGTCGTCTACCAGCGTGCACGAGAGTTCAAGCCGCGGACGCTGCAACCGCTTATTCAATTTTTCGACGATGTCGAGCAGGGGCGGCGAACCTCTCCGGTCGAGCTTGTAGATGCGGCTAAGGCCGCGATTCGTGCCGCGGAGAGTGGTGCGGTGGATTTACCGTCTACTTCGGACAGCGGCCCGGGCCGGCGAGCGCTTGATCGAGCGTTGGCGGCTGGCGTACCGCCAAGCGTGGCGGTACGGGTGTGCGAGCGTCGCCAGCGGCCACGTACGGCCGGCGGCCAGCGTGACCCTGGCGCGACGGCATGAGAACTGTCGGCAGCCATCGCGCCGAGCAAGGGCAGCCTTTTGGGTCAGGCCGTCTTGCGGTTGCTGGTGCAAGCCCAGATCAGCGCGCCGATCCAGCCCAGGAAAGTCCAGCCCAGGAAAAGGTTGAGCAGGCCAATCGACAGCTTGTTGTTGTGCTTGCGCAGTACCGCAAGCATCGCCGGAACGAAGTAGAGGCCCAGCACGACCAGGACGAGGGAAATTCCTCTGGCCGATTGGGCGTCGGTGGTGGCGGCGTGGGTGGTCGTGGAGATGGTCAGCGCCATCACGCCCAGCGCAATTTTCAGATTGCGAAACGAAAACATCGTCAGCTCCCTCTTGGTTTACGTTTTGAAACCTCCAGCGTAACCCACAAGAGAGCGGGCCTCGGCGTGCGCCATGGGCAGCGCATCCGTCTGACTGCAGCGGGCGCATTCCGCGCAGCAATCCGACATCGAAAAAGGCCGCGGGACGCGGCAGGGGAAGCTTGATGGAAGGCCTGGACATGCCGGGAGTGTCCGCAGCTGCGGACGCCGCCGAAATAGCTTCGAGCGGCCTTCGGCGCTACACGACCCGCCAAGCGGCCTATGACCTGGCAAGTGAATATCCGGGTGGTGCGGAGGCGCTGGCCCGCGAGATCGGTAAGAGCCCCAGCACGTTGCAGAAGCAACTACGCGGGGAGTTTCGGTACGCGCTGAGTGTCGAGACGTTGGTTGACATGACACGGGCCTCTGGCGACATGCGGGCGGCCACCGCCTTTGCGGCTGACGTGGGGGCCATGCTGGTCCTTCTGCCTGACCCTGCGACCACCCCTGCCGGCGTGCTCCAGGCCATCGGTGCCATCACTCGCGAGGTCGGCGACTACATCGGCTGCGTGACCGATACCCTGGCCGACGGCCACGTCACGGGCAACGAGTTGCGCAACTGCGACGGTGAGCTGCTGCGCTTGCTCGTTCTCTTGCAGCAGCTGCAGGGGCTGATCCGGGCCAAGTACGAGGAGGAGCTCGCCGGCCGCGTGGCCCGGCCGATGCCGCTGGTTGCGGGCATGCCGTCCAGGCCGATGCCCACCGGGGGCCGGCCGTGACGGCGATGGCCTGGCTCGTGGAGAACCCCGGCGCCGTGGCGTGGCTGGTGGTCACCGCGGTCGTGGTTGCGATCCGCGTGCTCGATGCACTCGCGCGCCGGCGTGCTGCTCGCCGGAGCTGGCTCGGGCATTGGTTCGAGAGGTCGGCCAGCTGGCCGTCGCGGCGCGGCGGGCGCATCAACTGAATATCCAGTAAGGAAAAGACGATGGGTCAAAACGATGTGGCCGCGCTGTCTCGCGCCGTGCAGGCCCGTGTGCTGGGCGAGCAGGTTCAGCCGGCTGTGCCCAGAAACCGGCAAGTGGTGCTGGACATCGTCCGGGCCGCCCAGCGGCATGAGGGTCTACATGGCCTTACCCGCAGCGAGATCCGTGTGCGGTGGGAGGAGTTGGACCGTGCGCGCGGACTGCCCGGGCGCCGGGACGAATCGCTCGTGTCATCGGTCGTGAACCGGCTCCTGAAGAGCGCGTCGCTCGTGCAACTGAGTGAAGAGCGGATCTGCTCCGTGACGGGAAACAGCAAGAGCGTGGTGGCCGTGCCCGGCGCCCTGGCTGCCAGCTCGTGACGCTGCAACTGAATATTCACTCGGGGGAACCCGGCGCGCGGTGTGAGGAGGTCGTTGCGCGATGAAATGGTTTAAGCGAAACATCGGCGACGAGCTGCTGCTGGTCGGCCGGCTGCCGGCGCTGCACCGAGGCATCTACTGGTCCCTGGAGCTGTACTACAAGGGCGACGAGGTCGGCCTCACGGCGGACCAGCAGGAGTTGGCCGTCATGGCCGGCGTGAACATCCGCAAGAAGAGCGAGCGCGAGGCGCTGCAGGCCGTTCTGCGGCGCTTTTTCGTGCTGTCGGCCGACGGCAGTCGTCACCAGCGCACGGAATGGGACCGCGCCATCGCCAACTACCAGCGCGGGGCGCCGGAGGAGGAGGCGCGCGAGGAGCAGCGCCAAGGCGGCAACAGCGAGCGGCAGCGCCGCCTGCGAGTGCGCAAGAAGCTCTGGCGTGCGGCGCTGCTCGACAACGGAATATCCACCCCTGAGAACATCGGCATGGGCGAGCTGCGTGCCCTGTGCGTGCAGCACCTAGGGCAGACCGTCACCGATGCCCTGGCCGACGTTGAGGCGGGTGACGAGGCGGAAACCGTAACGCCGCCCGTAACGTCACCCGTGACGCCAGTAACGCCCCCTCTTAAACCAGTAACCATCAACCATCAACCACCTTCCAACCCCACACACCACGGCGAGGCTACGGGCGGTGTGGGTGGTGGAGAGGGTGACGGCGTAACGCAGACCGTGACGGCCGCCGTGACGCCGTTACGCGAGGCGTCACGCTCAGATGCCGTTCGGTCCGTCGCAACGGACTTGAGCGCCCAGGGACTGCTGGTGCACCACACCGATGCCGACCTGCAGAAGCTGGTGGCGGCTGGGTGGGATGCGCAGGCGATTCAGGCGCAGAAGCCGGCAGCGGGCTGGGCCGCGGTGAGCCACCCGATGGCGTGGCTGGTGGGCAAGCTGAGGAAAAAGGTCACCGCTGACGGTGCGCTGCCAGCACCCGAGGGAGGGGCTGCTGGTGGCTGGCCAGAAACGCGCAGCGGCGTGGAAGCCATCGCGGCCCGGCTGGGACTGGCGCCGTGGGACCAGGTTGCCTTCTGTGAGCAGCGCGGTCCTTCTTTCAAGGACTGGGAAGACGGTGTTCGCCAGGAAGCGCAGCGGCGCGGGGAGCGTGTGGCATGAGCACGTCTTCAGAGCTTCTCACGCCAGATCGCGCGCCGCACGGTGGCGGAAAGCCTGCATGGGCGACGGCACTGCGACAGCGTGAGCATGAGCTGGGCCTTGGCTGCCCGGGGTTGACGGTGTTCCAGCGCGAGGCCTGGCGCGAGGTGTACGCGGATCAGCTCACGCCGGAGGAGCGCGCCACGGCGCCCAGGAGCCGCAGCGTCCAGCGAAATCAACGAGGGAGAGGGTGAGATGGAAGCGCCTGTCACAACCGAGGAGCGGTACAGCCGCGCCATCACCAGCAGCCACCTGCGGGCCAGCGACGCCGCCTGTGACGTCGATCTGCTCATCACGGTCGGCGCGATGCGCGATGAGCTGGGGCCGCTGCTGTACCGGCTGCGTGTCGAGCTGGATGTCGTGCGAGGCGATGAGCTGCTCGTGCAGCAGCATCGGCGCGAGCTGCAGGCTGCAATCAAGTTCTCCACGGCGCAGATGCGGCGCGAGGTGAAGTACGGCCCACCGCGCGCGGCCGCGGACCTCGATGTCCTGCAGCAGCGCGAGCAGCAGCTGCAGGAGGAGGCGGGCATGGCCTACGCCAAGGCGCTGCTGCAGCTGCGCTCGCTGCCGGCGGCGCGGGATGCGCTCGGGCGATGGGCCGAGGCAGAGGCGAACCGGTTCATCGTGCGCGACCTGCGCCCGCACCCGTTGCAACTGAAGTCGCTGCGCGTTCGCGCGGAACGGGACATGCTCAACGGTCCGTCGCAGCTTGCGGGCGAGTTGGCCGTGCTTGAAGAGCGCCGCCACCGCGCGCTGATGCATGCCGCGCGCAACACCACGCTGACGCCTGCGGTCGTGCGCACGCTGTCGGGTGGTCTGCTGCAGGCTTTCATGAACCCGACGTGCCGCACCTGCTGCGGTCGCGGCCGCACCGGCGGCAGCGGAAAGCCCGAGGCGACATGCCGCTCATGTGGCGGCAGCGGCCGCGCACAGGAGTCGTTGGGCCGCACCGATGAGCAGCGCACGTTCTGCAATTTCGCCATGGCGGAGATGGAGCGCATGTTCGATGCGGTAAACCGAACGATGCGCAACCACTTGCGCGGCAGGAATCTGCGCGAGTAGACTCCGCCCCACGCCGCGCTTGGTACGTCCCGTGTGGTGAATCCGACCCAGCGGGCCTTATCCCGCTCAACCCGGTACCGCCCCGGGAGCCATCGAAGGGGTCGGTGCGTCCAAATAGCCCGCCACCCGGCGGGCTTCGTCGTTTCTGGCCTGCCCATCCCGCCCGCGCTATGCGGGCTTTTTCGTTTCTGGAGCATCCATGTTCTCGGTCCGTGCCCCTCTCGCCAGCCATTCCGCGTGCGTGATGTTCATCGCCTCGGTCGCACACGAAGTAAACCGTGCGTACTGCCAGGCCATCGGCGACGACAGTCAGAAGCCGTGGGGCGAGACAGGTATCGAGCTGCGCGACAGCGGTGCCAAGGGCGTGGCCTTCGCGGTGAAGAACCCCGATGCGACCCCGGAAGACCAGCACAACGCTTGGATGGCCGACAAGCTCAAGTCCGGCTGGACCTATGGTCCGGAGAAGGACCCGGAGAAGAAGCGCCATCCGTGCCTGGTGCCGTATGCGGAGCTGCCTCTGGAGCAGCGCGTAAAGGACTACCTTTTCCGTGCGGTGGTCCGGTCGGTGCTGGAGGCCGGCGACATGCCGGCGTTCAACCCGGTCGCGTTCAAGTTCTCGATGGGCGACCCGGTGAGCCTCAAGGTCAGTGGCGAAGTAGGCCAGGTCATCGGCCGCGCCCACTTCGCGGCGTCGGAAAACAGCTACTTCGTCCGCTACTGCGGTGCCGATGGCCGTGCGGTCGAAGCCTGGTGGGGCGAAAGCGCCCTGGATCTGTACCTGCCGTACTGAGCCTGGGTCGAGGATGCGATGCCTATAGCTGCGCCACGTCCGTGCGTCGTCTGCCGGGTGCTCGTTCGTGATGGCAGCGGGCGGTGCGAGGCGCACAAGGTGCGGCGCGGCACGTTCGCAGACCGAGGTCGCGGCACGCGCCAGGCGCGCGGCTATGGCCGCGAGTGGGAGAAGGCGCGCGAGCGCGTACTGGAACGCGACTGCGGCTTGTGCCAGCCGTGCAGGCGGGCCGGGCGCCTCACTGCTGGCCCCATCGTGGACCACATCACGCCGAAGGCCCAGGACGGTAGTGATGACGACGACAACCTGCAGGCGATCTGCAAGGACTGCCACACCGAGAAGACCGGTATCGAGACGCGCGGCGGGAGCGCCGGGTGGCCGTTGGTCCCTACGCGGTGACCGCGCAACGAGTGCAAGCCCGGTGTGCCGCATGTGACGGGGTGGGGGGCGGGTCAAAAGTCTGGACGCTCCCCACAGAGGACCGACCGGTTCCCCAAATTTTTATGGGGAAAGAAAACTACCCCGGGGGGGTTGAAGGGCGTAGAGCCCCCAGGAGGCGCTGATGCGCCCAGGGCCGCGCGCGCACTCCCGGACAGCGAAAGGCGCTCCATGAGCCCAAAACTCCCGCCGTTCGGGGTCAGTGCGATGCCCGAAGGGGCCTCAAAAGCTGACGCCAAGACGGGCGACATCCAGTCGCCAGACCCGCCGCCGTGCACCGACCTGAGCGACCGCGAGGTCGCGCTGTACGAGCACGTCTGCGGCCTGCTCCGCCAGGCTGGCATCGAGCACCTTACCGCAGGGCTCGGCATCGTCGTCATCGTCAAGACGTACGCCGCATGGCTGGAGGCCATGCAGAAGTGCGAGGACAACGGCCGCTATCGCACGAGTCAGAACGGATACGTCACCGAGCTGCCGTGGGCCGCTGACGAAAAGCGGCTGAAGATGGAGCTGGGCCAATGGCTGCCGAAAGCGTGTCTCACGATCCCGTCGCTGGCCAGGGTGCGGAAAGACACCGGCGCGCAGGGCGGCCAGGACGATCTCTTCGGCGACCTGGTGCAGCACGGAAGAAGCTCACCGGCCGCCAGCTCGAAGCACTGACCCCGGCCGAGCTGCACGAGTGGGACGAGCTGTACGGCTTGCCCGTGCTGCGTGGCGAAATCCTCGTCGGCCGCTTGGTGTGGCTGGCCGTGGTCCGGCATTACGAAGACCTGCGCGACGGCGCCACGCGCGGCTTGGTGTTCAGCCCGGAACACGGCCGGCACGTCATCGAGTTCATCGAGCGATTCTTCGTTCATGTCAAAGGGCCCAAGGGCGGCGAGCCCATCCTGCTGGACCCGTGGCAGAAGTTTTGGACGGCCGTGCTGTACGGCTGGCGCGTCGTGCAGACGCTGGACGACGGCAGCACTCGCCCGGGCCCGCGCCGCTTCACCCGCGCGTACGAGCAGATCGCGCGCAAGAACGGCAAGTCCACGTGGAAGGCGCCGCAGGCGGTGTACCTGTGGGGCTGGTCCGGCGAGCCCGGTGCCGAGGTGTATCCGGTGGCCACCACGCGCGCGCAGGCGATGACCGTGTTCCAGCCTGCGTTCGACAACATCAAGCGCTGGGCGCGCCGATCGCCGGGCGCGAAGCGGTCCTTCCGCATCTACAACGGCCTGAACCAGGAGAAGGTCGAACTCGACAGCGCGCGCGGCACCTCGAAGATGGAGCCGCTGCCCGGCCTGGCTGAC